TTGTAACATCTGACTCTGTAACTGTATAACTTGTTAGATACCCTGCTGTGCTATGATTACCCCAGCCAAATGCTGTGTTCCAATTTGCTTCATTAGTACCATCTGCATATCCTGCTGTGCTATGATTGCCCCAACCAAATGCTGTGTCCCAGTTTGTGCTATCTTCAATATTTGCTTTTGGAATTGAACTGTTAACGCCGTCTACAAGTAAAGTACTATCGTCTCCAAATACACTACCTCTTAGGTCTTGTGGTACTATTGGGGATCCTGTATACAACTCTGTGAAGTTGTCGTTGATTTTTTGAAAAGCTAAACGTAATGGATCTCCGTCGCCTTTGTTTGCACTTGTACCTGTATTAATTAGTTTTTGTGTCATTATTTCTTGCTCCAACTTCGACTCTTAGTTTACCAGCAGTAGCGAGCACACGCCTAGGCTGCGGGGATCTAGTATCAACAGCTGCCTTTACTCCGCTTTTTACTAGTTTATTAGTTTGTGTTTTATCCATTAGTGTTTACCTACCACAACTTCAATAACGCCTTTGTCATTGTCTGTTTTATTTTCAAGTGCCTTACCAACAATTCTGCCCGGTGCTGCATTATTGTTAACAATAGCAAACCCTGGAATTGCACTTGTTACAAGCATATCACCTTTAGCAACTTTACCAATTACTTTACAAGGAACTCTACCTTGCATTGCAACTGGGCAAACAAATTCTGCTTCTTGGTGTGAGTTCATCAAGTATGCAGGATTAGTAGAAACAACACCTGCTACTCTATGATCGTTATGCGTGTCAGTCATTGCAACTTCTTTGGACCCTCCAAATACAAGTACAGTACCTGGCTCATATCCTGCATCAGCTTCATAGTTTTCTGCCAAGTCAGCATAGTATGCTTCAGTAGCTGTACCACGGAAGTATGTTGCATACACATTTGAATATTTTAGTGTAGATGTACCAATATTGTAAGTATCATCTAAGTCTGGCTTTGCTCCACTTGAATCAAAAATCATTGGAGCAACACTAGAACTTGTTCCACTGTTAGCAACAACTATACCAATCTGACCAGTTGTTGTTTTACCTGTGTTTGCACCAATTGCTATTCCTGTACTTGCTGAACCTTTTTCACCTGGTGCTTCAATAAAGCTACTGTACATCCAATCAACACCAAGTACTTTTTCACCATTAAAGTTAGAAGTACTTTGTAAGGAACTTTCAGTAATATTAGTGCCGCCAATACCTACACTACCTTTTATTAGCATATCAGGATATGTTGCAGTTGGTGTTCCTGCGCCTGAACCGCCTACTGCTGTAAAAATTAAACCCTGTGATGGTGTTTTAACATTTAGTGTTAGTGTGTCTAAACTTAATACTTCATAACTTGCATCACCGCCTAGTATTAACGAGTTGGCTTGCAAACTACCACTTGCATCAGTTTTAGCAATACTATTAACCTCACCAGTTGAAGTTACGTTAGAAACACTGTATGCTCCTGCACCAGTTTTAATTAGTGCTTGACCAGGATCAGCAACTGCTGTTAGTTCAGCACCAAAGTCTGCGTCTACAAGTCCAGTACCTTCAACAACTACAGTATTAAATGAAATTGCACTAACTGCACCTGTACCAGCATCATCTCGTCCTATTACACTGTCAGTATCAATTTGTTCAATGTCAGCTAGAGCAACTGCACCACCTTTGAGTGTTACCCAACCATCTGTAACTTCAAATTTAGCATCATCAAATGCTGCACTACCTAAGTCTGCTTGGGCAATACCTGTTGCATTGACTCTTGTGCTTGCAGGATTTAAATTTAATTTACTTTGTGCAATTTGTGCTGTGCCAGATACATCACTGTTAACAATACTTCCCGGAGTAATTTGTAAGTTGAATACTGTTTTACGATGAGTTGCAAAACCGTCATCTGATTGTCTAGATACAGACGCAGTAATATCACTTGCTGCATTCCAAACACCGTTAGCCCATTCATCTACTGGACCATCAATAATTTGACCTTGCTTGCCACCGAGTGCTGTAATAACATCAGCTGCAGGCCCGCTTGCAGGTTTCCCATCACTAAATACTCCACTAGTTGGTGTATATATGATTTCAACAATGTCACCTTCAATACCTACAATACCGTCTTTGTAATCTACAATAGAACCAGTTGCTCCTGATATTGATCCTGTAATTATATCTCCAATAGCAAAGCCGCCGCCTACAATAGACCCAGCACTTATGATAATTTTCTTATATCCTGTTGTAACTAAAACTTGTGCTTCTGCAATATCGTTGTGTTCGTTATCTCTTAAATCAGGAAGCGTGTCTGTATTACCGCCTACTGAATCAACGTATGCTTTTGTTGCTGCATCTGAAGCACTAGTTGGTAATGCTAAGTTAGTAATTGTGTTGTTTGCTGCGTTCAAATCGTCTGTCATTGGAACAGCACCGTTAGGAGCAAGTACACCTGGCCCTAATTTATTAGCTACAGGAGCACCTGTTACATCGTAACCTAAGCGTCTGTTTACATAACCACGTATTGCACTTTCTGTTGGTACAGTATCTGATGCATTATCAGTCATTGCTGTGTCTGTACTAAATTCAGTAATAACAACACCACGTTTAAAGCCTAGTCCATCAACATCACTAAGTGCAAGTGATGCACTAAATGTAACTGTACCAGTACCTTGGTCTACACTAAAGAATCTACCAACTCTAAAGATACCGTTTTGGTCTGTACTTACATAGAACACACGACCTTTGCCTTTTTCAACAACTTCGTTAGCTTCTTTCTTTTCAGCTGGTTCACCAAAAATAACATTTGGATAGTTACTTGCATTAAATCCGCCTGTACCAATATCAAGGAAGTCATGTCCTGTTGCACGACAAGTTGAAATATTAACTGTAACTTGTCCAGTTGCACCATTTTTCAAACCACCTCTAAGTGTAACAAGTTCAGAGCCTAATACAACTGTACTATTAATCCCTGGTGCATTAGTTGGGTTAATTGTTTCATAATCAACTAAGTCAACAATAGCATAATCATTTGATTCATTGGGCTCAACAACTGCATTGCCTTCAACGCCTCTGTAGTTAAACACATAATGCTTTTTACCATCCCACGTAAGGATTGGAGCTTCAGTTGTTAAACTGTCAACAGTCCAACCTGCAGGTCTATTTGCTGTAGCTGTTCTTTGGTTATTGTTAAGTCTAAAGATTTCATTTGCATCACAAGGTTTAACAGCAATTGTAGTATCGCCTGCTGTGTTACCTTTTGTAGTACCACCAGTTAGTGCTACGCCGCCGCTAGTAGTTACTCCAATAGCTTCTTGTGCTTTAGCACTATCAATTGTTAATCTTATAAAGTCAAAAGTGCTATCAAGACCTGCTTGTGAAGTGTTAGCAGGTAAATCTTCACCAATACTATCACTTGTTAAGAAACTAATACTTCTGTAAACAAAGTTTGGATTCTCATCAAATGTTAATGCTGTACTTGGACGAATTGTTAACACGTCTGGGCGAGCCAAGTCACTAATAATATGTGTTTGGTTTCTATAATAAATTACATTTGTGTTAAACGGTACAATTTCTAATAGTCCGTTTGCACTAAATTGTGCATCCGATGTACTAAAGTTTAACTTGTATACTTGTCCGCTGTTTGCTGGCGTACTATCTTCAACTGCTATTGTACCAGTTACACTAAACGTTTCAATTACGCCTGTAACTGCTGTTACTGAGTCTACTGCAACTGTTGCATCGTTTGCAGGAGTAGCACCACCTAGTTCAGTACCAGGTACTACAAAAGTATCACCTACTTCATAATTTGAAGTTGCTGCTAGTTGTGCTGCTGTTGCTGATACTTGATATCCGCCATTAACTGTTTTTGTAAGAGTAAAGTCAAATCCAGTAGCAGCAGGATCACTTACTGTTTGAATTGCATCGCCGTCAATGTCTGGATACTGTGCAACTACGTGTTGTACAACTTCAACGTTAGCAACTTCGTAACGTGCAAACGCAGGGCGAGCAGGATGATAAATGTTAACTTCTGATCTATTTGAAGGTACATCTTTTGAATCATAAACGTATACTGCTAGTTTTTCAACTGAGTTATCGTAGCCGTTTGAGTCAACTGATAGTGGAACACTATTTGCGCCTAACGCACCACTTACGCTTCCTGTAATTTGGTTTGTTGTATCAAATGCTGCTGTAATATCTGTTATATATACAACTTTATTTTGCGTAGTTACAGCAACTTTACCAGTTGCACCGCTTGCAGCCTGCGTTAGTGTTTCACCTTCTTGTACAGATACATTTCCTGTTGTAAACAAAATTGCATCAACATCAAACGCTCGCATCGGTTGCGTCATATCTTCATACAATGAAATTGCATCTGGAATCTCGTTTGGATCAGCACCTTCAGCAACTAGACCAAACTCACCATAACAACTTGATCCTGTTAGTGATCTAATCTCAGCACCATTCTTTGAATAGTAACTAGCATGACAGTAGTATGTAAACATACTAACCATCTCTGATAGCGCACCATTACTTGCAACCAAGCCGTAACCTAAATCGTTAACTTGTGTAAAGTCGTTACCTAGTATACTTCTATTACCAGCTGTTTGTAATGTAATAGGCAATGGCGCCGGAACACTTTGTACTGTTGCATTAACAATTAACTTTCTGTTGTTATTAATATCATCATGTGCGTCTCTTAGTTCTGCACTTACGCCTAATGTATCTACTGCTGGGAAAATTGTATCAGGAACAGCATTAAGGTTTGCATTTTCAGCAGTTAATTTAATAATGTTAATCAAACTATTTGTAATAGCAGTTTCAGTTGCTGTTGCTGCGCTTCCAGAAGCGTCTTGAACTTCAGTGTTGCCTGTGGTAGGGGTTACTGTTGGTGTTGCAGTTACATCTGTAAGAACTGTTGCAACCACTGATGCTAAATGCACATATGCCGCTGCTGTTGCTGCTCGTTGTGCTACTGGAAGTTGTGCTACAGCACCATCTAAGTATGCACGAGCATTAGTTACTGTACCACTGTTACCACCATAAAGTATATCGTATGTTAGTGCATCAACAATGTATCTTACATCTCTAGCACACTTTGCACTGTCATATCCTGCCGGCGGCGTGTTAGCATTTACAAATGCAACAACTTCTGCACCTAAGAACGTTTTGTTATTTTGTAATCTTGTTGCAGCATCGTCAGCATTTGTAGTTGGAAGTACAGCCGGAGCAGGGAATGTTAATGCATCTGCAACTCCGTCACCTGGCTCACTTACACTGACTGTGCCATTTTGTATAATATCAACAACTTCGTCAAATCCTGCTGTAACTCTAGTTTCAGCTGTAACACTATCATCAACTTGTGCTAGTGCAAGTACTTGTCCTTTTGCAAATGCAATTGCATTTGTTGTTTGGCTTTGTTGATTGCTTTGTACGTAATCACCTGTTGCTCTTTGATAAGCAAGACCGTTATATACACTATTATAGTTTGTACCTAACGCTACATCTTTTGCAATACCATCTAAAATATATCCGGTGTCTCTAGCACACTTTACAGTATCAAATTCAAACGTTCCTACTGAGTCTAAGTCAATGCCTGTTGCTAATGCACTTGTTACACCTGTGAAACCAACACCGCCGTTTGAGTTAGGATCTAATATTAGTTCTGCTGTACCATTTGCTTTATCGTAATTAGTAACAGCGTTAACTTGGAAACGTCTACCATCTACATAAAATGCACTTGGTGTTTCAGGACGTCTTACAAATAACCCCTGTGGTTCTGCTTGTGATCCTAAACTTTGGATTGCTAATCTAAATGCACTTCCGTCAACTTTTTCTACGACTCGTACTGCTGAGTTACCAACAAACGCATCAACAAACAATCCGCCTCTAAATGCTTGTTTGTTTGCAGATGCTGAGAAACTTGAACCTGTTTGTACATATGGAGATTTAGTAAGTACTTGTCCTTCTGGATCAAGTACAAGCATAAAGCCACCGTGTCCTTGTACTGTCATGTTACGCAAAATTGTAGCATCGTTCATTAAGAACGCATCCATCTCTGTATTTCTTAATGGCGGATTGTAATCGTTATTGAATGCAAACTTAACTGTGTTAATTAAGTTTTGTAATACAGTATCCGGTCCATCAATTATTCTCCAGTTTGCTGAAATTTCAGCTGCGTCAAAGTTTGAGCTAGATGTATGTTCTTTAACAGGAGTGTAGTATGTTGTTACATTCAATCCAGTTGTAAATTTAATAACATTACCTAGTCGATATAGCGTTCCAGCTGACCACTGTGCTGGTTCGCCTGAACCATTATATAAGTCTGCTGCATATTCTCTATCAGATACACCGCCTCCTGCTTCGTTGTAAAGTGTATCCGGATTTTGTCCTTGAATTAGCTTGCTTGCTATAGTATAGATATGTTGTATACCTGCAACCGTTTCATCTTCTGTTCCTACTTCAACAGCACCTGCATAGTATTCGCCTTGTGCTTCGAGTGAAAATTCATTACCACCATTGCGGAAATCTTTAACAAGTGCATCAACAATTAATCCTGCGTCTCTAAAACATTTTGTTCTTGAATATTGTGCTGTACCTACTAGTGCAGGATATGTAGTTTCAATATAATTTACAACTTGTTCTTGAATAAATTCTCTGTTGTCAACAAGTGTTAATGCATTAGTATTCCAGTTACCTACGTTTTCATAACCTTGTCCTGTATTTTTAAGTTTAGCTGGCTGTAGTAAATAGTGATTACCAAAGTAACCGTCTACACCGCCAGTAAGAGGATTTACGTAAGGAATGCCATTTGGCACACTTGCAACTACAAATGAAATACTGCTTGCGCCGCCTGCTCCTAGTGCATCGTCTAATACAGTAATACGTTCATTTTTCTGAAATTGATCGCCAGCATTTGTAATAGTAATACTATCAACAGCGCCGTCACTACCAATAACAATACTAAATTCAGCATCTTTACCTAGCTTGTCACTAGTCCATGTGCTTACTGCATATGTGCCTGGTGTTCTAGATGCATCTGTCTGTGGATCAAACTCTACAGTTTCAATGCTAGTTTTACCTAGTACAAGTCCGTCAAACTCTGCATCTCTATAAAAGAATGTACTTGCCCAGCGTGACTGCGATACACGATTTTTTGGACGCACAATTACTCGTCTAAATTCGTCACCCTTAACACTTACGTTTTTAGGTACACGTATCGGATAGTCTTCTAAGTAGATACCTGATTCAACTCTAATTGAAATTTGTGTTTCTACTTGATAGTTTCCGTATTCTAATTCTTCGCCAATTTCAAATTCAATTGGTTCTAAAAGCTGTAGTTCAATTTCATCTGTTTCTACTGTACTAACTGCTCTTGGTCCAGCTTCGTATCTATAATCAATAATTCTAGCTTTAGCACCTGAACTTTTACCACGTACAACTTTACCTGGAATAATATCTGTATTTTCAGGATTAGCTTGATCAATAAATCCTAAGTTGCCATTACCTGCATTAATTTTATAAGTTGTTGATCCGTCAACAACTTGTGGCGCTTGGAACACTCCGTTATTAATGATGCCTGTGATAATATCCATTTTTGCACCAATAGTTTCATCTGCTGCTGAGTCTGGAATTATAGTAGCGTCAATAAATTGTGGAACACGAGATTGATATAATGTTGGTGGCGCTGTATTTGTTAAAATATATTGCGTTACGAGAGTTTTGGCATATTCAAGTCCTGCTAATGTTTCTACACGTTGTACGCCAATTGCTTTTTGCGCACTAACATTTGAATAATAACGTATACCTGCCCAACGTGATAGATAGTTTGCGTTGTTTCCTAACAATGCATCTAAGCTAACACTATCTAAAATATATTCTACATCACGTTGACAAATTTCTAAATCATATGTTCCTGCAAAATCAGGAAACGTTGTGTCTACATATGCTGTTACTTCTTTTGCAACAAATTCTTTGTTTGCAACAATAAGTTCTCTAGCAGCTTGTCTGCCTGCAATTTGTGAATTAATACCTGCTGTTACAATTTTTGATGTGCCGGAACCACTGCCGAATGTCATTGTTTGTTGATAAGGACCTGGCTCAGGAACTGCTGCAATAATTAATTCTTCTGCTTTCTGAGCTGCTGCATTAATTGTTCTAAATGCATATCCCGGCGAACGACCTTCTTTACCGTCTGGTGTAAATTCTTGTTGATCACTACCTGTTGTACTAACGTATAAATTAACTTCACTTACTGCGGCAACATTATCTACATAAAGTTTTGTAGCTGCCTGTAAATCATCTGGTCCGTTTGGTGTACCTTTACCTGCTACTTCACCTGGATGATCGAATAAATTAAGTGCGCCTTCCATTGTATCACCTTGTCGGCGTACAACTGACTTACGTGGTAATGATTCGTTACTTAACCAGTTACCCTCTAATGAAGGATCGTATGCTGTATCAGTAATACTAAACGTACCAGTACCGCCACTTAATAATATTCTTCCTGTGCTGTTAATAGCATCGTCTTCAGTAGGATACAAACTAATAGTGTCTGAATTTACAACTCTAATAAAATAATCAGATCCGGTTACTACACCAAATGGATCAGTACCAGTTGAATTAAATGTAAATTTAGCACCTGTAAATGCTTCAGTTAATCCGTGACTAGCAATAGTTAAGTTACCTTGCAGAATACCTGACGATGTTAATGTGTACTGACTAACTGTTGTTGGTTCGTCACCTACACGTATACCGCCACCTGCTACGCTTTTAGCTTGATAACTTCTGTCTGCATATGCCTTATTAATTACAAGTGCGCCAATGTCAAGGTCTGTACCGTGAACGTTATTAAAAAGTTCAATTGCAGCTTGGTCTACTGGTATATTAGCAATTGGTTGTGAAGCAGCATTTAATGGAGCAAATAATGTTGGTAATGGATCATTAACTACTTTTGATACTAGTTGTTTAATAATTACTTTACCGTCAACTGAAAAATCAAAACCAATTGTGTCAGCGGAACCGTCGAGTGCGTTATCTGAAGCAAGTTGTATAAATTCAGTGCCACTGCCGTCTGACTTAACTAACGGAACTTTATTTTCATTACCTTCATATGTGTTAGGAGTATCATTAAGATCAGTAAATGAAATTTGACCTCCAATACCAAATACAGCATATAGTTCTTGAAAGTTTTCATTTACTTTACGGAACGACTCTCTAATACTATCGCCGGTGCCGTCATTACCTTCAATACCGATATCTACATCTTGTCTTGCCATTTTATTTTAGCTCCAATATTTGTGTTTCATCAAACATCTTGTCAAAGTTTATACTAACGCCACAACCACATGCTGATTGTGCGTTAGGGTTATTAACTTCAAACATAGATCCAATTATGTCTTTTTTATAATTAATTTCTGTACCAACTAAAAACATAGTGCTATGCACACCGATTACAAAGGTACAGTTGTTGTCTGTTTTTAGGACTTCGTCGCCCTCATTAAGTTCATCTGGGCTGTTCAGTGTACCCCATTCATACTCAAAGCCTGCACAACCGCCGCCTTTTACATTTAAAGTGATTGCATAGCACCCGTGTTCGTTACATAAAGTGTCTATTTGTTGTTTTGCTGAGTCTGTTAGTGTACATATTGCCATAGATTTCCCTTTCACATCAATATTTATCGTATTGTTTTATAATCTTAATGTAAATATAGTTATGTTCATAAGAGAATTTAAAAAGCAAAGCCGGCACGTTCGCAAAAGTAAAACAGGCAAGGAACACACCTATACACGCGAATATACTGTATGTGTGTTTAGATGTGACAACTGTGATGCAGAGTTTGAACGTGTAAGGGGCAGCATGGATCCTAAGCGTCTAAGCAACAACTATTTTCATGTGTGTAGCAACTGTGATGCTAAAGTATTTGCTCAAAAGAAAGGCGTAGAAAAGAAACAAGTTTGGAATATGAGTGCTTCTAGTTCTACGCCTATTGGTAAACTATAACTAGTCTACATTCTTCCAAGTAAATGCTCCAAAGAACATTTCATCTTCTGACATCTGTCCCCAAGGCACACTTCTACTAGGATCAGGATTCATAGGATTGTCTGCTGAATTATCAAATGCTCCTTCCACATGAAGTATAGTTCCTTTAGGTATATACTTAGGTTCACGCCAAGTATAACTTAATTGCCAAGCATAATCATACTTGGGTATGTCAATTAGTTCTTCCCAGGTACCATCCTCGTAGTACGCTGTTGCTTTCATGCTCTTGCCACGGAAGTGCATGTGTGGTAAGAACGTGTGTAACATGATATCTTGTTTGACAACAATTTCTGCTTCTTGTACAAAGTTAGGATCGTATGGCGGAATATTCGTCCAAGTATTTGGGAATATACAAGCACAATCGCCTGCCATTCTTTCTTCTGGTACTACACCTTCGTCATGGAAGTATAAACCAATACGAGCTTTGTCCGTTCTAGCAGTTCCATCTGGTGTATAGTGCAACTGTAAATTTACAATTGAACCTGCACGTAACAGTCCACCAGTGTTAGCATCGTAGTAGTCTGGTGTGCCGCCTGGAACATAAGCACTGATTTGTGCATAGTCCATATTGCCTTGTCCTTCTCCACTTGTACCTAGCAAGTTCATATTGCGTTCACCGGGTATACTAACTGTGTTTAGCATATGATGCATAACAGTAGGTTCACTGGGTAAAAATTCTGAACCACGTAACCAACGGTCCTCTGTAAGTCCTAGGTCAACACTAGTATAACGATACGGAATAGCATTTGGACCAAGTGTGCCCACAGCAGGTATTTCCTGTGCTGGTACTTCTATTATCATATCAGGTTTGCCATTCACCCATTCACTTGTAGAATATTCTGTAAGAGTGAGCGGATCAACATCGCCGTCAACAGGTGCGCCTGCATCAATCCACGCTACAATAGTCTCCATTTCTATGTGACTCAGCGTTCTATGATTGATTATGTCCTCAGCATACTTAGGATTAATTTGTCCTGGAGGCATACGTTTTGTTTCAATAGCTTCTTTAATTGCAGGCGCAAATGCTTGTAACATTCTATAGTCAGTCATTGCCCACGGTGCTATACCGTTTTCTCTGTGGCAAGCCTGACATTGCTCTACAAAGATAGGTGCTACATTTTCTGCATAGTCTATAGCAACATCGTCGTGTGCATACGCAACAGATGTTAATAAACTACTTACTAGCAATATTAATTTTTTCATTCCTTTCTTCCTTTAGTTTGTTGTATCCTTCATCGTCTAAGTGTGTGATAGCAAGCCACGCATGAGTCATTTCATCTCCTGTACGTGAACCTCCCATTACCCACATATCAGGGTCTGGATTGTTTGGGTTATTTTCTGTATTGTCATACCATTGCTTTAGAACAATAACTGCTCCAGCTGGTAAGAGTGGTGCAACGTCCGGGTCATACAAATGACTGTGATGCCATGTTGCACTCCAATTACTTACTTGGCTAATCTGTTCTGTGCGTCCTGTCTCTGGATAGAATATTTCTAAACTTGCTGCGTTCATACGCAAGTGTCCATGTGGTTGAAAACTATCTAGTCTAACTGGGTGATCAAAACTGTGGAAGCCTTGTGTCATGTAATAACCATGTGGTGGGATAACTATATCGTCCTGATCCCCTAAGCGATATAAACTTAAATCTTGTTTGTATTTCAGTTGTTCGCTTTCCTCTTCGGTGTATAACCAAAGACCAATCTCTACCACGTTGTCTTTTATAACTGATCCTGGTGCCATTGCTCCAAGTCCACCTGGAAACATGTGTATGTCCCAACGTACTTGCGAGTTTGCTGGTAGTGTACGACATACTCCTTCTGGAACAATCTCTCCCCACTTTCCCATAGCATACTCCGTGAGCATTGCTTGACGTCCTCCGTCTATAACAATATTTGAGTTTGCATGGTGGACTACTGCTTTTGCTTCGCCACGCGGCTTAACTTGTACCGCTTTAATACAACGGTCTTCAGTTAGACCTGTAGGAACCAAATGTTTGTGCCACAAGTCATTACCATTTGCAGGGATATCTATTGCTACACTTGGAATGATTAAATTAGGTTGTCCAAAGTCGCCTTCAAAGTTCCATGCTTCTGGATCAGGAAGGTTAGCTGGTTGTACTACTATATCTTGACTACCATATTGTGCTCCTGCGTTTACCCACTCAACAACTGTGTCTATTTCATCTTGCGATAACCGCCAGTCACCTTGTAGGTCTTGAATGCCAATACCGTGATCGTATGCATACGGAGGCATTTCTCTGTTTGCTACACGCATCTGTATTAATGGAGCCCAAGGTCTTACTTGCTCGTATGTTTCAAAGCTCATTGGCCCAATACCACCCGCACGATGACATACTACACAGTTATCGTTAATGATAGCTGCTACTTCGTTGGTATATGTTTGTGCTGATAGTACAAGCGGGAATAAAGCCGCTAATGCTGCTGTAATGTATTTCATATATAATTCTCCTGGAATTATTAATATTTAAACACATTACAGCAGTAACGCAACCTATTTTACGTGATTGTTACAATTTGTTGCATCTTGATTATTCTGCTTTCCAAATTGTCCATGCTCCGTAAGCAATAGCACCGTATGCAACAATGCTTGCTAGTGGTTTAAAGATAAGAAACACAATTCCAGCACCAATTAATACTGCACCGTCCATTGTTGTTCTTTCTTCTAGTCTTTTCTTTATCCAAGATTTAACCATTTTTGTATCCTCCTGACTAATATTTATGTAAATATATGTTCCTTAAGGAGGAAAAAATATGTTTAAATGGTTAACAAACTTATTTGCTGGAAACACTCGAGCTACAGGTACTGAAAAAATTACAAAAGTAATTGAACAGAATGTTGCTCAACCGGCAAAGAAAGTTGAAAAGACAGTTGAAAAGATCATCGACGTCGAAGTAAAAACTGTAAAAGCAACAAAGGCAAGTTTATCAAAACTTACCAAACAAGGCTTAGAAGATTTTGCTAAAGAAAATTACGGTGTTGATATTGACAAGCGTAAGAAAAAAGCTGACCTAGTAGCAGAAGTTATTAAACTATCTAAGAAGGCTTAATCATACTCTTTAATTGATCAATTGCAGTCTCACAGCGAGTCAGCTTACGCTCTAAAACAGTGATAGCTGCTCGCTGTTTTCTTGACTGTTCTTCCAAACTATTCACATATGTAAGTGTTGGTACTTCTTGTTGACTGCCATCTTCGCTCATCATGACAAACTTATCAACACCTTGTGCTTTTAGTCCGCCAGTTACTCTGTTGGGATTTTTATTAGATGATGATTGGGTCTGGGCTGGTTGCTTCCTGCCGTACATGTGATTCAAATAGCTCATTATTGTTCTCCATATAGTATTTATATAGTGCAATACTTGCAAGATTCTTGCACTTGCTCTCGCACATAATATCTGCATAGTCTAAGAAGCTCAATGCCCAATCGTTAACAAGTTGGTTAGGATAGTAGTCACTGTGCGCACGAAGTTTTGCTTTCTTGTAGCCTGCTTCAAGTAGTGCTGGCATATCAGGCATAGTATCGTGTGTAAAGTCTTGTGGTAACCATTCGTCTCTGCTGTAACTGTAATGTATCACAGGACGCACACCACGCCAGCTGTCAATTACGCGAGCAAATCTATCGTCGGTTGGTAATATATATTCAGCTTCGCGACACCAGTGGTGGTGTATGTCCAGTACGAGGGCGAGTTCGTCGGCAAGTTCAAGACTTGCGTCGAGTCCCCACTTGTTCTCGTCGTTCTCGATTGTGATGGTGTTTCTCGCTTCTGGCGATAACCGCTTGAGGGCGGCTTTGATACCGGCTGGACCTTTGCGGCCTGAGATGTGTACGTTACACTTGAAGTCTTGGAATTGTACGCCGTAGCCCATCCACCTGATGCAATCCACATGATATTCAAACTCCTCTATACTACGTTCTACTATTTCTTCACTATCTGAAGCAAGGACTGTAAATTGGCCCGGGTGCATCGAGAGTCGAACATTGAGGGCTCTTGCCGTTTGTCCAACTTCTGCAAACGCTCTTTCCGCATATGCCACCACGTCAGGCTTACGCCAAAAATAACTCCAATCAGGCTGGGTATAAACAGGAAGTACATCAGAACCCAATCGTACCATCCGAAGTTCAGGTGGAAGTGATCCCACATACTCAATCAACCTTTTGTATGACGCAATGTTATGGACCATGATGTCCCACAAGCGTTCTTCAGCAACATCACGTGTCTGCCTGTTAAGCCACTGTACTGTTGTGCTACGAGTATTTAGCGGGCGTTGTATTTCTTCTAAGATCTTTTTCTTCTGCGTTTGATCTGGATGCATGTATTTGCAAGCAAAACCAATACGCTTTTGTGTACTGTTCATATAGTCACCACATGTTGTAAATTTTAAGTCCATAGTTTATTATAACACCTTTATTTCCAATTGTCAATCACCCATTGGTCCTTACATCTGTGAGGATTAGGATCTCCATGAAATACTGCAATAGCTGTATTATCTTTAATAATAGGATCTCCGTTTACTGCAAAGTCTCTCTGACCTCTTGGATTTGAATCAAAGTCAGGTTTGCCGCGCATTTCCCATTTATAACTTTGTATCCATTCGTCCGGCCAATATTCGAAGTCGTTTGTATCTTTTAAGTTTGCATAAATCCAATCTTGATCACCCGGATATCTGTGTGTTATTATATTATGTGATTTTATAAAATCATTGTATATACGAGGCATTGATCCCGATTCTAGTCTAAATATACTAGAATTCATTTTCTTAAAGTTTCTTACAACAAATCTATTAAAGTCACGTATAATACAAAAACGTCCTGGCTTATATGAAAAAAGTCTATCTATATTTCTAAATATAATCATATCTAGATCTAAAAACAATATAGTTCCTTTAAGATCTATGTTAGGATCAAATACAAAAGGTTTATACCACCAACCCGTAACACCATTTGTTATAGGTAGATCCTTAATTACTACTTCAGGATTGATGCCTGTAGAATCTTCAGTCATGCAAACAAATTCAAACGGAACAGTTAAGTTATGCTTTACACCATTGTAAAGTTTATTAACATATTCCGCCGAGTATTTGTTGCCGTACTTTAGACAGACAACGTAATTCATTATGCTTCGTAAATCGCCGAGTTTGCTCCGTGTTCTGCACACTCTACTCGTACGCAATAACAACGATTATCTGTTTTTTCTCTAATGAGCTCGTCTGCAAAGTTAAATGCGTGTTCTGCAAACTTCTCTGCACCAACACCATCAAACACACGAATGTGTGCAAGATCCATTGCTTCAAGTTCACGCATCTTATCTAGATGTGGATCGTTTTTATCAACTGCTACTTTATGATCAAAGTGATCTTCTAGCCAAGCCTTGAGTGGCTTTAGTCCGCCAAAGTCAACAGCCCAGTTTTTATTATCTAGTTCGTCACATCCAAATGTAAATGTAAATGCTAAACTGTAACCGTGTAACAAATGACAGTGTGAATGATCTGCGTTAGGTTGACGGAACACTGCTGATAATCCAATGTTGTGTCCGTAATGTTTTGTACTGTAATAAGCCATCTATATCTCCTGTTGTTGATTATTTAATATAACTTGTGTAGGCAGTGTGTTAAAACTAATAACTATTCTGTTATCACTGCTGTTGTTTTCTCTAGTGTGATGCATTAAGTAACTGGGGAATAATATTAATCTACCAGTCACAGTATCTATTACTGCTTCTTTTGCAGTAAATGGTGTGTCTAAAGCAGGTATATCTAATATTTTAAAATCGTTTAAAGGATTCTTCAAAACTAAAGGACATGTTTCTGCTTCTGCCGACACATATAATGCTCCGCTAATAGTACTAACTTTGTGTTGATGTTCTAATACTTTGCCATTAGGCGCCATAATATTAAACCAACTGCTGGTAATACTTAAATCTTGTAATCCGGTATTTTTTGCATATTCATTTACTGCTAGTGATAGCTGTTGTTTTATACTCAATAGTGCTTCTTGATCTAATAGATAAAGCTCGCCTTTAACAGTATCATGACTACTTACGCCAGCAGATACTAATCCATGCTGTCCTGAAATATCTAAGGATTTAAAATATTCTTCATTGATATTTTTAGGTATATTAATACCATAAATGCCAACTGGAGTAGGAAATAAGTTATGTATCATACAGTAAGTATACTATAAACTATCTAGTTTGTCAAGAAAAACATTAGGCTTTTTCCACGACTTAGGTCGATTCCAGCCTTCTGGTTGATAGATAGTAAATTTTACTTTAGGATAGTATTCAAATACTTTAGCAATTTGGTATATCCAGTATCGAGGATCGATTGCAGTCTTTTCCGCCGCAATGTAGTTTTTAGTGCCTTTATAGATATTGTTTACTGTATGTGTTTGACTATACAAGTCAAAGCCTATTAGATTTACTTCGTCTTCTAGTGTTGCACCGAGCAATACTGCATACGGACCGCTTCCCCAGTTTTTTGGTTGATCAGTGCGTTCCATACCAACATAAGGAAGATTTGGCAAAGTTCTTATATTTTTAGTGTTAGTGTATGAATCGTGTATTTCTGATCGTGTGTGTATTCTACTTTGCTGATTATAGTCTGCTTCTAATGCTTCTATAAGCATTCGCTTGTCTACACATACTAAATGATCTAAGTTGTAATCTCTATAAATTGCATTACAACCAATTTTTTTACCGGAGAGAGAATCGATATTAATCTTTGTTCTGCTCTCTCCGTTCCCGATTATGTTCATCTTCTAAATCTAATCTAATTGTCGATAAGTCTTTTTGTACAGTGTCAAGGCTAGTAGATGTGTTGCTCAACATAGTTGTTACTTGTGCTATAGTCCACATAACCCACCACCACCAAACTACTGAAATAGCAAAGATAATTGTTCCACCGCTAATTACTATAACAGAGTATATATCATCTGTGCCAAATATTTTTATTAAAATGAGTGCTACGATACCTACAACGGGTAGTACAGAAGCTGCCCATGCCCATAGTTTAATTTGTTTTAATGATTTTTGATGAAAGTCTCTCATCAAGCAGTAACTCCTATGAAAGACGTAGTTGTATTAGGCGATTTTACCAAATGGGCTCCATAAGCCTGGTGTTCCACTTTCTGTACAAATCCACCCAACATATCCTCCACTGTTAGGTTTACTATTCCAAACCATATCGCCTTGTCGACAAGCGCCGTCTTTTGGAGCGTGTTCTGCATTAGCCATCTTCTTCCCGTCAAATTTAACGCCGCCGTTTACTGACAGTGCGATATCGTTTTCAATGTTACTTACATTAATACCTAACTTACCATTAACTACAGTTAATGATTTTTCATTACCTATTATTACATTACCGTTGTCTTTTACAACTATTCTACTACGGTTATCTGTTGTAATATGTAAATCTGTAGAAGTCCATGCACCTACTGAAATTTTTCCAGGTGCTGTATCGACGACAAATTCTCCGTCTAATGTAGCAACGCCTAATTTGCCGTTCGGAGCTTCTGTGCCAATACCAAGTGACTCGCTTGAAGATGTATAGTAGATATAGTCGTCAATGACTAAATCACCTTGTGTACGCAGATTGCCAAGTGTACCAACTCTTGTTAGGTTACTGTTTCTAACACTACTACCAAGTTCTGTTTTGCTTAGTAGTACGTTATTACCGATCATGAAAGATTTGCCTTCGTTAAGGTCAATACTTTCTGTACTCCAGAATCGATCTGGACTTGCCCTAAACATAAACTGTTTATTAGGACCTGCTCCAGTCCACGACAACCCTAACCCAGTAAGTGTACCATCTTCTTTTGCTACAAACTTTAGGTTGGCTAACGATTTAACAGTTGTATCTTCCGGGTTTAAAGCACCATGGACAGTATTATTAATAGCTGATCCTAGTGCTGAAATAGCTGAATCTAATTCAGAATTATTGTTATTAGGCATATCTTTTCATCTCCGTTACAGTATTTATCAAGAAACCTTTAGAAGTACTGTATCTAGATTACATCTGCCATTAAGTTTTGTGTCTGTAGTGTTGATGTCTTCTAAAAACTTACGTAATGCAACTTTGCCTGCACCTTTAAATTCTTTTAATTGTTCATCTGGTTTACGCAGAGTTTTTTGTACACTAAGTTTTTCATCAAAGCCAATGATAGTTGTGCCTTTAACGCTTAGACCTGTTCCTTCTCGTCCTAGTCCTTTAGGATCAATACTGCTCGCAATGTACCTGCCTAGCTTACGTGTTTTAACATTGAACACCCAAAGTTCGTTTGCACCTACAACGTCAATTGGATTGATACTTGCAAGTTTATATTTTTCATCTATCTTAAGGAACTTCAACTTACTAATAACTTTGTCAGCACTACGCGGCTTAGCTTTGCGTGGCTTACGTGTTGCTTTAGCTTGATCAATTATAAAGTCTAGGGCAACCATTAGTTCGCTAATAGCTGTGCGTAGTTTTTTAATATCAGCTTTCTTAACATGTGCATAACCTTCTTTTAGTTGTTCCCACATGTCAGCGTCATGCTCAGACATCTTGGCCAACTGTCCTTTAGTAGGCATACGATCAAGGTCATCATAATCTGCTAGTGTATCTTCATAGAACGACTTTAGTTTACGTGCATGTGCTTGTGTAACACCTTTTGAACCAAAGTGTCTCTTAAAGTCAAAACCTTTAGGATCAAAACTATTAGGATCTTCTATCCATCCTTCTAACCATATGTCAATATCTTCAGACTGTTCAACAGCTTGATCACGTATGCGTTCTTGTATACTTGGTACGTATACATTTACCTTTTCTTTTTCTTCTTCCTCTTTTTCTGCAACTTTATCTTTGCCAGCTTCAATATACTTTTCAATTGATTCTTTAAGGAAGTCTATGCTACACTTCAATTCACCCATTGTACCCGGAAGGGATAACCAATGATCTGCTTCTGGTTTTGTTAGTCTAGGAGCACCCATCATATCCATACGTGCTACAATAGCGGCTGTAATACTTAATGCAGAATTAGGTGCTGCCTTAACAGCCTTAACATCTTCTTTAGAGTATTCTTCTTTGGTCATCCATTCAGCTACAAAAGCGTACAATTCTGCTGGCTTAAAATTTTCATAATACCAACTGTGTACAAATCTGCGATATGCATGTATTTTAGCACCAGTCATCTTTTCTAGATCATCCCACTTAGGTTCGGCAAGTTTGCCGCCGCGCTTTAGTCTAGGTGCTGCTCTTGGTGCTTTCTTTTTAGTTTTTGGCATTGCCATTTGGATTCTCCTAACAATTTATGCTAGTATATAGTCATCTTAAATAAAAGTCAACTATTTTTAGCCTTCTTTCTCTAAGTCCCAAACACACTTGTTGTTTTTACGGTTAGGAGCATTTTGTCTTTTAACCCACAAGTGTCCATTCTTTTCTGCATCTTCAAATGTAAGTGCAGTAATAAAAAATGCACCAATTACAAGCAAATGCCCACCTACACTACCTATACCAAAGTAAATTGTATAGCCAGCCCAAATTGTAAATACAACTGTCCACATCACACTTAGATAAAACATTAAAATAAACTGTGTGAATGCATTAGGTATATGACGTAATGGATTTAATTTAAGATTAAAAAAGAAATTGTACAAATCATAAATCCAAAAACCTATCTTCTTCATAATTTTTCTCCGGGCACAAAGCCTCTAAAAGTTTTAAAACGTGGAAAACGTAAACTGTATGTTCCGTCTTGATTTTGTGTAATAGCATCAGCTCTTACTTCTACAAGATTTCCCCTAACACTGTCGCGGTGATCCCAAAAATCATCACGATTAGCATCAGTGAAACCGCTACCGACATTAACAGCAATATGTCTGTCATCGTCGACTCCTTCGCAGACAAACGCTCCAAGGCGCCCTTCGTTGCGACCAGTACCTTCTTCAATGTCAGTTACCTCCAATGTTACTTCAATAAATGGTTTTGCTTTGAGCCAAGCATGTGTACGCTTACACTCATATGGCGCATCAATGTCCTTGATCATTACACCTTCGTAACCACCGTCTACAGCCGCTTTATTCAACGCTACAAAGCGTTCTTGGCCTTCTTGGGTGTCTAAGTCTACATCTTCCCAATCCAACGCTTGTACGTGCTGTAAGACGCTTGTGTGCTGTTCTACCCATGCCTTTGTAATTGCACTTCTAAAGCTCTGCGGCTTGTCCCACTCTCCTTTTTGGAAGCAACCTAGTGGAATAGTATCAAACAAATGCAGTACAGCATCAGTTGTTTGCTTACCGTCTTTGCGATGTACTTGCTTCATAAGGTCTTGGAAGTTAGCACTCATTACTTCACCGTCTAATACGAGCGGATAAGGTACAGGATGATCTTTAATTACTGTTTCAATCTCTTCAATAATGTGTCCAAAGTTATGAAACTGTTTGCCGTTGCGACTAAACATTTCTACCTTGTCGCCACGTATGATTGTAATTACTCGCACACCGTCAAGTTTGATTTCAATCTGCTTCTTACCAACCATTTTCTTTTCATGTTTAGCACTGTCATGTGCAAGTGAACAAGTAAATACAGGTACAGTGCCAGGTGCTACTTTGTTAACAGTCTTTTCACTTACGCCACAACGCAAGTCTTTAATAAGAATGCGTCGGTAAAAACCATTCCACTGTTCAGTAGTGGCAACACTCATAGCTAACTCAATTGCATCACGAGCCGCATGTCCAGTAAGTTCACGATTTTGTAATTTAGTAGCAAGCTCAACAAAGTTGTCCCATGACAATCCTTGCCCTGTAAGTACATCTGAACGTTCTGGCACTTGCTTTACACCAAATGTAACAAGCGGATCTAATGCCATACGCATACCTTCAAAGAACTCTGGAAGTCCTTCGTCGTATGCTTGTTGTAACACTGCTTCTTTAGCTAGACGGCTGTTATCCGCTTCTAGTTGCTCAATTATATCTTGTGGTTGTGTTCTTACCATTCCATCGCCCCTTCTACTTTATTTAAAATTGCTTTTGAGTGCTTACAGGATCCTCTAAATGTAAATCCTGGACAATCACAATCAAACCCTTTGTCGTGTAATTCTACACTGTACTCGTTGCCCTTGCTACCTTCTACAGGCCAAACGAAGCCCACCATCCAATGGTCCTTAGACTTAAAGGAGGTGGGCTTCAAGTACTTTGCTGTGTACTTGCTCATACTAATTCCTCAACGCTGATTGGCGTAAAGTTAATTTGTTCAACACAAACACACTTGTAAGGACCTTCTGGTGAAGGATTACTGTGGATGTGTCCGTGTGCGTTCAACATTTGTCCATTCCATCTATGCTTTTCAGCAAGTGTACTTGTATGCAACGGAGTATGTGTAAAGATTATACCAGGAACACTATCGATCCAAAGTTGTATATCTTTAAAGAACGGTGCAAGGTGCTTTACATTGTCGTGGTTTCCAAGAACAAGTCTTTTCTTACCAGGCAACTTAGCAAAGTTTGCTTCTAACCACTCAACCTTGTCCATACCAAAAAGAACATCACCGCAGTGGATAACAGTATCGTTTGGACCAACTGTATCGTTCCAGTTGTCTAACATGCACTCGTTCATTTGCTCTACAGAGTCAAACGTTCTAGGCGGCTTGCCAGCGTAATCCTTAAAGGTAAGGATTGCTTCGTGGTTAAAGTGTGTATCACTAATAACGAATATATCTGCCATTGTGTGCCTCTGTGTATTTGCCTAATTAATATAACTATTATAGCATATACGCACAGAATGTCAACCATTATGTGTGATGCTAAGTTATTGATTTGATTACAGATTTAAAATTTGTTGATTTTTTTATCAATATATTCATGAAGGAATGGGCCTGCAACTAGATTAACTTTGCCTCCCGACTGTGCTTTTGACTGCATCTTTTGTTCTTCTAGCTCTTGATTAGAAAGTTTTGAATGTGCTATCATTTCTGCATTTCCCATCTGCCAGTTGTCTAGTGCTGTTTTGTGATATAATTCTGCAATAATTTTATCAGATATCTTTTGTGCTTCAAACCAGTTCATCGAATCGTGTTCCCAAATAAACTGCTTTTTACTATAGTTGCCTGCTGAAAATGACATCTCGTGATTTATCATTCCATCTACCCAATATGGTCTTTTTTCTTCAGGCATTTCTCTAAGTCCGTACTTAGTTAAATTTTTACTAAATGCACTTACGTTTGTATATTCTTCTTCGCCGTTACTTAGGTCTTGTACATCTAACGGAAACACAACCAAGCCTTCTTCATTCCAATTCTCTAATAACCAATTTCTAGTTCGCTTCCAATTCTTTTTGTTATCATGCGGAAGACCTACAATTAAACTTATTGTACCTCTATATAGTCCAGATTGGCTTGTAATACGTTTAGCATCTAATATTGTTTGTTGTACCCTAGCAGGATCCATACCTTTGCCGATTGTTCTACCACTGGCTTGATTAAATGTTTCAATGCCGTAATACTGACCACCAAACTTCATACGTGCAAGCTCAGTTATCATTTCTGGTTTTGTTGCCATTAGATCAGCTCTAATAAATCCACTGTAAAATGTTTCAAAAGGAAGTTTTTCAACTACGTCTGCAAATTTTGATATTTTACCTAATCGGTCATTGAATGTTTCATCTGCAACATAGTATCTAGTAACTCCGAACTTGTCAAAGTTATGTTTCATTTCATTATCAAAACTTTCAGCAGTTCTTGATGTATCCTCTTTAACTCCAAGTATAGGAAAATTACAAAAGTCACATTTAAATTTACAACCTCTAGAGAATTCAATAGTTAACCATTCGTAGTCTTTTACATAATCTCTATCTTCCATTATAATACTATAATCTTTGAGATTGTATGCAGGGTATCTATTAAGTGCTTTAATTACTTGCTTCTTGCCAAAGTGTGCTACGTCATATCCAATAGGAGAACTAGAAAATCCAGCAAGATTTCTAACTACGTCTAGCATTGCTACTTCGCCATAACTGTCTACAAATATATCAATATTTGGATCATCAATGTGTACACTATTCTGTCCACCTAGCACTGTTGTAATATGAGGCCAACGTTTCTTTAACCAAGCAGTTAGGCGTTTCATCTCTTCTGGCCAATAACTAAAGAAAGGACTAAACCCAAAAAATAATGTGTCCTTGGTTATACTTTGTCTTATAAATTGATGTAGTTTATCTAAGGGCAAGTGTGGTGTAAAATCTACAACCTCAATATCACAATCGTGTTGTCTAAGATAAGTTGCAATACGATGGGCGCCACTACTACGTTGAATAGGGTTTACCCTAGATGAAAAAATTAAACCATGTGTTTTAGACATACTAATAAGCCCAAAGAGCAAACCTAACATCAGGCTGATTTGTTACCCCATGTATTTCACTAAAATTAAAATAATGCCAGCAGTCTTCTTCTAATATATGAGACTCTGCTTCTTCAATCATTTGCATTGGGATACCTACACTATCGTTTACACCTATTTCTTGGTGTTGTTCTTTAAGTTTATACCATGTTGTTTTTACAGCTGGACCGCCAGTTTTTAGTATGTATAATAATCCTTCTTTACGGAACGCTGGTGGATCAATATGAGGAGCGGTATGTTTCCCACCTGATACTACCTGCATTGCAAACTGTCGGTGAGAAAGAGTTGGAACTGACTTATAGTATTCTTTTAACTTGTCTTCGTATCTTTTAGACATTTCATAAAATCCAACGCTGCCAGTTGTATCATGATATGCCTTTTCATCCGGTTTTAGTGTTACACCGTATTTTTCAAGTTTATCTTGTATTTGTCCGTAATCGCCGAACTGGTGGGTCATGCTTTCTTTGTTAAACTTTTTAACAGCATGTTTAACAATTTTAAATTTTAAAGCTAATGGGATTCTAGGGAGTTCGCCTAGTTTTTGATAGTACATATGTTACCACCCTTCAAATGATATTCTTTTCCAAATTTTATCTTCACCGTTATAGTTAGCAACGCAATGATAAAAGTAGTTGTCGTCTATACAGACATCTCCTTTTAAATCTTGTTTGTAACCAATTGGATCGTTTATCGTCCTGTGTTCTATATTTAGCGTAGTTGGAAGATAGGTCTTTTTACTATCGAAGCCTAACATCATTTCATTGTTGGCAGTAAAGCACAATACTTCTTCAGGAAAATCTTCGTTAGTGCCTACATGAATATTAAAACGATAATCATCATTACTGTCTGTAAATGACAACCATTTGTTTACTGCCACTTTGTTGCTGCTTAAATAATCACTATTTTTTAGTATGTCTGATTCAATAATTGATGTAGTTATCATTTCTTCAACATGCAGATGTAGCGATTCAACATTGCCTGTTGTTACACTGCCTGAAAACAACCCGTCTATTGCTTCTATTTTATTATTAACTTTTATATTTTCTGTTGTTAATTTTAAGGCTGCTTCGTCCCATGTAAGTTCTACACCAGTATGTGTAATTGCTTGACTGTCATCTTTATAAACTGCAAGAGATCCTTTGACTCCTTGATCAATTTGGTTAGTGCAATTAATATAAGTGTCGCCTTCTAACCGTGTTATTGTTATTGGAGGTACTCCAATCAGCTTATCCATAGTTTACATCCAAATTGTATACGTTACCTGCTACTGATATTCTACAACCATCTTCAGTAAAAGGATACACTGTATGAAATACATCAGAAGGAAAAATAAACATATCGCCTGTTTTAGGAACCATTTTAATTTGTGAGTTATTATTCATAAACTCAATTACGCCACGTACTTGACTATGTTCTGTTTCATACTCGTTTCTAATATTGTCTGGAATATCTACATAAATTATATAACTTAATTCAGCAGTGTGTATGTGCATAGGATTAAAATCGTTTGCATACGTGTAGTTTACCCACAGCGGACCTAGCTGTGCTGAAAGTAGTTTTGCAGATTCATTAATTGAAGTTTTTCTATAATACTCTTTCATTTTACTTACAAGATAGTCCATTATATATTGACCATCCCACTCATCAAAACTTAATTCGTATTCATGCTCCATTGTTGCTACTAGTCTTTTGTGTACATTCTTTTCTTCGCCTAGCAACCTAGATGCCTCTGCTGATTGCTTTAACAATTTTAAAACTTTGTCGTTAACTGACGTTACTAGTATGCTTGGACCAAATGGATGTATAACTTGATCTTGTACTTGTTCTGTTTTAAGAGGACGCTTCTGCAATTACTTGCTCCTTTTTTCTTGCCATTATAATTTCATGTATCTTTCTTGCAATCTTTCCTCTTGAAAATGCATCAATATGGAATTGGCTTAGTCCCCACTTATGACTAGCATCAAGAAAAACTCTATCATTTAATTCTACAATTGGCACTGGTGCTTTATAATGATGTCTAAACTTATTCATAATAATTTTGCACAGTCTTGAGGCATAATTATGATCTGTAGGATCATGTGCGATCTTAGTTTGTTTGTAAAATAACAAGTCGTCGGGTCCTACATTCATTTTTACTACTCTACAACCGTCTGATATTGCAAGGTCACTAAAGTGTGTTTTAACCATAATAACTCTGTCTCCAAAGATTTCATAAATGTCTCTTGTAAAATCTTCCATAATATCAAATGAAAGTTCTAAAGATTCTTTAGTGTCAAACGGCAAATGCATTTCATCTTTTGACATATAATTATTGAATAGCCAATATAATGGATTTGTGTTTTTAAATATTTGCTGCATTGCAGGTAACGCTGTAAACACTTCACTGCCACATGCAATCTTTGTGTACAGTTCTGTACTCCAACTTATTACAAGGAAGTCTTCTGGACCTGCGTGTTTTTTATAAAAATCTAAATAAGGAAATTTTGCTACTTCTTGGTATACTAGCATGTTTTCAATTCTAGTTTGCTTATCACACTTTGCTAGTGTGTCGGCAACTCGCATTGCAATATTGTTTGGCTTTGTATACAATGATATTAAACTTGTTCCGTGGCCTGGAAATCGTTGATCTGCAAAATCAAGGCTTCCGGGAATTATAGTCATGTTGCGATGATTTTTTTGATTCATTACATTGAAGTCTCGATACAATAACGGATCGTTTAATGTATCGTCTAAATCACATGCTCCAAATAAAAATAGTTTTGATTTATTCATTCTTTTTAATCCACTGTTATTATTAATTATGCTATATATTATATCAAGGAGCACGTAATGGCTATAGACCCACAAATGAAACCGTTTATAATGACTGTAATTAAAGCAGTTAGATTAGCAGATGCAGGAATGTTTCCAGTAAGAGAAGTTGAAGAAATTCGCAGATGGCTACAACAAAATGCTGAAGAATGCCTTATTGCTGATATGGAAGATACAGACGCTTAAATTGGAGTGAGCGGAGAGAATCGAACTCTCATACACGGATTTGCAATCCGTTGCGTAACCATTCCGCCACGCTCACATAATGGCGGAGAGTGTGGGATTCGAACCCACGGAACACTTTCATGTTCGACGGTTTTCAAGACCGTTGCAATCGACCACTCTGCCAACTCTCCTAATTGGTCGGGGATGCAGGATTCGAACCTGCGACCTCTCGCTCCCAAAGCGAGCGCACTACCAAACTGTGCTAATCCCCGTATGTGGTGGGCCCGGTAGGATTTGAACCTACGATCAATGCGTTATGAGCGCACTGCTTTAACCACTAAGCTACAAGCCCTTATTGGCAGGCGTGGACGGAGTCGAACCGCCGCTTTCGGTTTTGGAGACCGACGTGCTTCCATAACACTTCACACCCATAAAAAAAGCCCCTAACATTATTATTGCTAGGGGCTTGTCTAAAATAAACTTTTTTCAAAGTCGCGTTAAGACATACCCCTCCTTAATGGTGGGCACCAATTTATTATACATTGTTGTATCGTTCTTAACACGTTAGTATTCCTTTTTACTTTAGTATGTATATACTATACTACATTTATTTAACGTTGTCAACCGTTTTTTTAACATTTCCTTTAGAACCACAATGTGGACAATGAAACTGATACCTATCTATACACAACTTGTCTTCCATAGTAGCATAGGTAAACCAGTTGTTGCATTGTTGACAAGTTAGATGCCAAATTATTTCTTTAACGGCTTTAAACATTGTAATGTATTTATGACTTCGACTTGTCTTTGTAATCTTTTACGGCAGCTTTGATTGCGTCTTCAGCTAGTACTGAGCAATGTATTTTTACTGGAGGCAAAGCGAGTTCGTTTGCAAGTTCTGTATTTTTGATCTTAGTTGCATCCTCCAAGGACATCCCTTTAACCCACTCTGTGAGCAGACTAGAACTAGCAATAGCACTCCCGCACCCGTATGTTTTAAACTTTGCATCTTCAATAATACCATCGTCGTTTACTTTGATTTGTAGTCGCATAACATCGCCACATGCTGGAGCACCTACCATGCCTGTACCTACACCGTCCGTGTCTGGATCCCACTTGCCTACATTTCTTGGGTTTTCATAATGATCAATTACTTTATCAGAATAAGCCATTAGCTTTTACCAAATAGTGCTGCCGCTTCTGCTCTTTTCTTTTTCAAAACAATAGGTGAGTTTGGCTTGCGCTTTTCACGATACGAACCGTGTGAACTCATCTTTGCTCTTTTCCTAATTTTGCCACTAGTCTTTAGTGTTTTTGCCATGAGATATCATCCTCTGTCAGTTGTCTATCTATGTATTGGAAATTCAATTATATTTATCTTAGCACTATTTGATCAACAAACAAAAAGAGTGTTAACATAAAGATTACTGTAGTCACAAGTCCTGCTGTTATAAAAATTACAAGATTTCCTGATTCAAAATCTCTGTCACGATTTGCACTACTTTGTACACCAAGCATTGCTGCTAATACACTTTTTATTGTTTGCCAAATATTCATTGTAAAATTGTCTCTCCATTGATGCCAGCAACGTTGTAGCGAACACGATTAATTGCATACGCTTCGTCGAATCCTGATTGTCCTTTTTTGCGATGCCCTGCCGGCTGGTTGCCGCCTGAGCCATTAGGTGTTATTTGTTCACAAGTAAGTAAACTGTTGCTAAACAGTGTGCGGGATGAGTTGTAGGCCATTATAGAACCGTGTCCAGGACACACACCAGTAAACCCGTGTCCAAAGTCTGGGAAGACATATCCTGTGCCTTGGTTATAAGCATTGTCTGGTCCATGTGCTAGACCAACTGTGTGTCCTAGTTCATGAAGCAGATCTTTCCAGCCACAAATACCCCAAGGATGCAGAGGTTTACGGAAACTAGCATCAAAGCCAGCCCAACCGCATATTATACCGTTGCTTGTATTTTGCGGATATCCTCCTACTTGTAGGAATGCATCAGGAAGGTATTCTTCTTTAACAAATTTTGTGTCAATAAATCCTGTAAAGTAAGCGTATCTAATATCAACTAAGTCTAAGTTAACATGTACTCCTGATCTTTGCAATAACTCATTCATAGCTTCAATAGTAGTCAAATCACGTTTATACTGCGGTGATTGTTTATCGGCAACATCGCAAATTGCAGGTTGTCTAGTATCATTAACTATCTTAGCACATTTAATATCAAACACAACTAACACTACTTCCCAATTAACTACGGTAGTATCATCGTCACCAAAGAAAATATAACCATCTTCTGGATAAGTGTTTTTTACATTATTATCCATACAGTCTGTCATTCCTGTTTGTAATGTTCCTGTTCTAGGGCAATCCGCTACTTTAGCAACAGATGGCTGTTCAATTGATTCAGCTGTGTCGCCACCGTGCATATGCTCGTTGTGTATTAATGAAAAAGAAAACCTTACACGATTAAGTGCATACGCTTCGTCACTTTGATACAGACTACCTGCGGCATCGCCCCATGCACCTGGAGGATATTCAAACTCTTCACATGAACTAAGTTCGTTAGTGTACATTGATCCAGTTGAATAACTCATTACACTTCCTTGAACTCCGCACACACCCTCACCCGCTTTGCCTGACCAGCCATGACCAAAACGTGGGAAGATAGAGCCCATACTGTATCTTTGTTCTTGAGGTGTGGCAGTCTCTAGTGTCCAGTCTGGAATGCCCCATATTCCGTGTCCAAGACCCATTGCATGTCCTACTTCGTGCTGTAGCGTCTTACCTAAGTTGAGTCCTACTGGTCTAGGTGCTCGCATTCCAGGATACACAGACCTTGCCATTAGCGCCTGTCCTCCTACAGCGCCTGACCCGCCCCATCCATACACAATATCAGAAATTTCATTGAGGACTATGTTCCCTCCAAAACTGAATAAGTCATACCAAGTATCAGCAAAGTATACATCTGTAATTTTATATTCAATATAAATCTTATTGCGAGCTAGTTTGTTGTTCCACTCTGTAACATTCTTTTCTATCTGCAATCTTACTTCGTGATCGTCTGGTACTCTATCACCGTCCTCAAACTCAGGATACATTGTGTTAGACCGTACAAAGCCTATTTCAATAGTTACTACTTCGTCCGTATCATACCATATCATGCCTGCAGACATACCTCCTGTTAGGTATCCAAAACAATCTACTTTGTATGCGGAACTAGGTTGAAGTTCGTGTTCACATTTATTATCTTCTACGATGTCAAAGTAATATTCTTTGTTATCAACTATAAGTGTTCCACGTCCTAGTCTACCATCAGAACGAATATTAAGTCCAGTGTCTGTTAGTTTAACTCTACCTCTGTCTACTTTATAGGTGCCGTCCCACGGTCCTGTAATAGTAACTTCAACATCACTAAAGTAAGCACCAGTACCGTTTACAGTAACTTCTACTTCTTCAGGTGGAGGTGGGGGTGGGGGTGGAGGTGGGGATGTTGTTGTTGTTATAGGTGCAGTTGTATTTGCAGTATCAAATGTTCCAGTATTAGGACTGTCACATGCAACTAAGAATAATACAATACTAATTAATAGATATTTCATATATTTCCTTAAACGTCCAAATAAATGCTGACATCAGCATTTACCTACAAATTTAAGGTAATTCTATTATTTCAATAATTGTAGTTTTAATTATATCTTCGTAGTGACCTTCATCAGTTTTTACAACAATGCGATCACTATCTTCGTTAACGTGAGTAAGAATCGTTCCAACTACGAACAATTCTTCTCCGGTTTGCCAATGCTTGTAATTTACTTTAACCATATATTAAAAATATTTGTTTATCATTTCAAGACGATCGTGTGCCGCAGCCATTGCATCTAGTTCTTTTTGAATAGTTTCAATAATATCTGAATGTTCACCAATGCCTACAACTTTTTGCATATAAACTTCAATGTTAGTTTTGTGCAACTCTAACTCCGCCTCTGCGTGTTTGGTTGCTGCCGCTATCATCTGTTCTCTCAAGTCCATAATCCTTTCCTTATGTTTGTTATGGTGCCGATTGAGAGATTCGAACTCCCGACCTACGGTTTACAAAACCGTTGCACTACCACTGTGCTAAATCGGCTTATCTTCTTACTTTACAATTAGGACACCAATCTCCGTGTCCTAATTCAGTTTTACATTCTGGGCATGTTTGTTGCATCTAGTATTTAAATATATTTGCTAACAATGCCTTTGCTTCTGGATACTCTGTCATTTCTTGGATTTCATCTTCTAAAAAATCTAGACGAGCTAGTTCGTTTTGAGTTGTAGTTTCACGTTCTTTATCTACAGCATTAAATAGTGCGTTTACAAAGTTGTTATCCCAACCAGGATATGATTGTGTCCAACTGGTGCTATAGTTAATACCTTCAAACTTATCTGACATAATAACTCCTAGTTTGCATTAATTGATATTGATACAGGAATACGGTCACCTACACTATATTGATTAAATGTATAGCTACGTCCTTGAACGCCGTTCCAATCGTACCAAATTGTATAGTTTCTTACTCGCTGTTGATCTTCATAAAACAATACATCGCTACACTGACGTTGTGATTCGTAACCAATAATTTGACGTTGGTTAGCTCTTTTGTTAGCAATGTCAGCACCTACAATAGCACCTAACACAGTCATTGCATCTTTGCCACTGCCGCCGCCTACTTGGTTTCCAAGTGCGCCGCCAATTACTGCTCCTAACACAGTATCTCCTGTACTAGCTCGACCTTGTGTTGTTCCGTAAATAGGTACATCTTTTATAATACACTGTTGTCGAGACTGTGGTACTTGTACATTTTCCCAGTTAGTTTCAATTTTTGTAATTGTAGCTAGTTCAGCAGCCTGTGCTGTAGCTGTAAATGCCAATAAAACTGCTACTGTTGCTAATAAACGTTTCATATTCTACTCCGTAAAATTAAGTTATACTATATAGTAACACAATTACACGGTTGTGTCAACTAAATTATACCAACTTTGCTGATATTCTTCTATAATATTTACACTATTAATACGATCGTAGCGGAAACTACGCCAACCTTTAGCATTTACGTCCCATACGCTTACAACAGCATCAGATATCTCACGAACTTTCTTTTGGCTCATTGTGTCCGTTTTAGTTGCTGGTGGTTTCATGTCTTCACGTAATGTGCAAGTCATTATACGCTTGTCGCCGTTGAGCTTTGTAAAGTCAACTACTACTACGTTTTGATCCAGTAGGTTTTTTAGATCCGCTTTTGTCGGGATCCCCTTTAGACTTGCTACTGTCTCGCTTACTGAAGATTGCGTCCCAGTTGTCTCTGTATTTTGCATCGTCTGCGCCTTTTCTTCTACCACTGCCTTTTCCTCCGTGCCATTGGCTCATAGTCTTCTCTCAAAGTAAAATTCTAACGGCTCACTTGGTGTTACAAAGTCATCTCGCTCCATTGTAAATTTACCGCCATTAACCCATTCATTAATTTTATGTGCAAAGATTAGATTGTTCTTATTGTTCATATGACAAGCTCTTAGCTCTTTGCGCTCACCAGGTTCCCATGTACTAGTTAATAACTTTCCGTTCTTGTCAATTTTATCTATACCATAATGTACAGTATCTATAAGGCTTATATCATACATACTGAAGCCATCCCCAGCCAAACTCATATCATGTGGGAAACAAGGTATGATTAAAAGATCATGTTGTTGCAATTGTGCTAACAATGCTATATGCGAATCCTGTTCTTGTTGATCGTTCCTAACATTAAAAAGATAGTTATGGGCTGAAGTTAAAATTTCTTTTGACCTTTGATCAATATCAAACGAGTTTAATGCTAAGTCAATTTGTTGTATTCCCGGCCAATGGGGTTGATTGAGTAAAGGAATATTCAATCTCCCCCAATTGGTTACGAACATAATATTTAAATCAAAATCGTTATGGTTATCTAAGAAGGTTCTGTAAGCATACCAAAAGTTTGCACCCATATGTGCAAAATTAGTAACATCGTGATCTAATAAATTATACCATGCACTTTCTTCGCGCTCACGGGCATGTCCAAAACTATCTCCGTAGATTCCTATCTTCATAGTTCTTCCCAGATTCCAATAAGTTCTGCAACAGCAAAGAACAATGCTAATAAAATTACTGAACCTGTACCGGCTGCTCCAATGCAACCGAGTAAACGTACTGCACTCTTAACTAAACTAAGATAAAAATGTTTTTTACTTGGATCTACTGGTTCAACCATCTTCAGGTAATCTCCCTATTTCTTTAGTTTCTTTTGCACTATAATATAGTGTAATGCCTATACAAATAGGAGCAATCAACATTACACATCCTATTCCTAATATTGCAATCATCGCTTGTCGACTACTTTGTCAGCAAGTCCGTTTTCTACAGCCTCTTGTGCAGTTAAGAATGTATCAAACTTCATTGTTTCAAACAGTTCTTCGTACGTTTTGCCTTTTGTGTTATGACGTACATATAATTCTGTTAAACGCTTGTTGATTTTTTGCGACTCTTCGTAGTGTCGTTTAGCATCTTCAAACTGAAGTTCTTGTACGTGTACGCTGCCGCTTGTGCCAGGAGTACCTGAACTTACTCTGTGGATCATTGTACGTGACTCTGGCAACACTACACGCTTGCCTGCTGTACCTGCTTGTGCTAGGAACGAGCCCATTGAACATGCTTGACCCATTACAATTGTACGCACATCACATTTGATGTACTGCATAGTATCGTAGATAGCTAATCCTGCTGTTACAGCACCGCCTGGACTGTTGATATATAAATTAATTTCTTTGTCTGGATTCTCAGACTCAAGGTACAGCATTTGTGATACAATAACATTTGCCATATTATCTTCAACCGGACCGTTAAGCATAATAATGCGGTCCTTCATTAAGCGACTGTAAATATCCCAAGAGCGTTCGCCGCGAGCTTCTTGTTCAACTACCATTGGAATAAGTGGCATGTTAGTATCTCCCTTTAATTGTTAGTTCTTTTGGACCAGCAGTGGTAAATTCCATTCCGTGTGCATTACCTACATAAACCCTGCCGTTCCATTTCATATGAATCTTATTGTTTGCAATAAATGCATTTAAGGATTCATTTACTCTAATATCGTCAACTTCTGCTTCTACCGCTTGGTCGTTGCGAGTATTAACAATAGTAGCTGTCTTTTCAAATTGTTGTCTCATTTTTTTCCCATTAATCTAAGGTTAAGTACAAAGTTCTCAACTAACAGTTTAACAATAATTGCGCCATCTGTCAAGTGATTTCTTTCCATTTCTAAAACATGTGCTGCCATCATTACATATGCTTCATCTTCTGTGATGTTCAAATCTCCCCAATCAATAGGGTCAAACTCAGCACCTTCTTTAGCAAGCTCGACTAAAACTTTTACATCCGGGTTAGTGGGTTCAAACATATCATGTTTCATATGGTGTGAATTGTCCGTCTTTAATTTTAAATGTGCCGTCTAACCCTGTCGAACGTATATAGGCTCTTCCACCATCAATCATTTTACCATCAACAAAAATACAATCATGATGACTGCTAGAATAAAACCATTTGTTGTCTTTATCTTTGATCATACCAAATTCAAAGTCTTCTACCATGTCAGCATTTGTGATTAGCACTTGGTCATTATGCCAAAGTAAACCAAAATACCTATTACCAAATTCTGGGTGCGGAGTGCCTCTATAAAATATATCCGCTGGCTTATCGCTTACCTTTAGATCGGTAGTGCATACATAACGTACAGGTACACCGTCTTTTTCTGAATAGTGTTCTTCTAATGTATCTGTATCAAATATTTTTGGGTGTTTAATATCCATCAGTTTTCCTTATCTATTAGAAACCAAACGACTAATAATATACCACTGATTGTTATTCCAATTAATTCAGGTCCTGTCATTTGGTTTCATACCTTTTTTAGTAAAACTTTTTGCTCTACGAACAATTTCAGTTTCATTTAGTCTGCTATCACTAAGATAGCGTTTCCATTCTTTGAACAATTTTTTGCTATCATTCTTGTTCTTTTTCAGAGTCATCAGTTTCATTCCATTTGAGTATTTCTAACTCGCCGTCGTCGCCACGCTTGTAGCGCAAGAAGCCGTTGTCAATAAGACTGTCAATTGTTGCTTCTGTTGCGTTTAAGAAATTTTGTCGTAGAAACAAATACCAAGTTGCTCCTGACCCTGCAACATATGCTGCCAACAACCACATTACGTTTTCTGTAAACATTATGCTCTCTCCGCTCTAAAATTAGAATGTGCTAATCCACTGTACCTACTTGCTGATCCAAATTTCATAAACACTTGATTAATTGCATCATCTTCGTTAAGTGCTCTAACTAAATCTATATGCTTGTTACCTGCATATACATTAAAGTAATAAATCATGCACCGTCATCCATCTCAAAGTGTCCCCAGTAGTTTTCTGGCTCTACTGTATCTTCATCCATTTGACGGTGTACTTCATCCCATACAGCTACATTACTCAAACCATGTCTACGAATAAACACATCTCGGCTACTCCATGTGGCATCTTCTTGCATTTCTACTACCCAATTTCCAATTTTGCTCATTTGATTATACCTTATATAGTTTTACATAGTTGAGTCGTGTTTCATTTGCATCAAACAAACGATTCTTAGTTTGAGATTTAACCTTTGCTTTGATACGTTTCATATCGCCTACGTTGTGTTCAAACTTGTTCATAAAGCTGATCAAGTTGCCGTCTATAACTGCTGTGTAGTTATAG